AGATACGTCTAGGTTTAGCGAATTAGGCATTGTTTAAGATTTGATTGACGATGTCGTCTACTGATTCGGTTGCTTCATCCATGACTGGGCGTTCACCCTGTCTTTGAGCAATAAGCTTTGACTGAGCTACAGCTTGCTTTTCTACACGGGCGTCTTTTCTATCCTCCTTAAGGACATCAATTTTCTCTCTGAACTCCTGCTCGGTAGACTTAAAGCCTAGAGAAGCCTCGGCTCTAATCATCTCGATTTCTTTTCTGAGTGAGTGTAGCGCTTGAGCCACCTGTATCTCAGTCTGACCCTTGAGCTGAATCTTCTGCGCCTCAATCTGACCCTCCATCTGAAGCTGTTGTGCGCGAGCCTGCATAGCCAGCTGCTGATTCTGCTGATTCATCTGCTGCTGCATCTGTATGTTTTGCTGCTGCATCTCTTGCATCTTAGCCATACGGCGCTTGCGGCGGACGACGAGGAGGCGTTGAGCCTGGTCGATATCCTTTATCTGACGGACAGCAAGAGCATCCTCCAGGTCAATCTCTCTCTGAGCAAGCGACTGCTGGATGTTTTGCTCCAAGAACATTCTATCATCTTCGCTCATCTCCTTGACAACACGCACACCAAAGTTGTACATAGGCAGCTCGGCAAACGAAGAGAGCGTATTCATATTGTACTTACCGATAGCCTTCTCGTACACTGCGTACAAGACCGAGTCGGTTGGTATAATCTGAAGACACTTAACCACATCCTGACATACCTTCTTGTAGATAATCATAGATGCATTCGTGATATCGTATAGGGCGTTGTTACCCGCAGCCATAGCCTGCTCTCTAACGCCGACAAGAGCGTCGCCCTTAGGCGTCGTAGCATCCATAACCTCGTTGACACCGCTGGCGTCACGAATCATAGTCAGGTAGTGATTGTAAAGCATCACATACTGCTGGATGTTTCTTATCGTATTATCGATAGGTCTGATTGGTGGCTGCTGTCCACCGCCATCTGGGTTCCTACTTCTGTAGTAGAAGACACCCGTCTGTTCGTAGATGTCTTGAATCTGTAGTGGCTGCAACTCCCCACCACGTCCGAGCTGTACGTTCTCCAACCCTTCGATGTCTACGATGACACCGTCAGGCTTAGCCTTAGCGATAGCCTGCTGAATCTTAAGGTGAGTGAGCTGGAGCTGGTCCGCAAAGCCGATGATAGAGCCTACCATAGACTTAGGTCTCATGCGTCTAATGTTGGTGCATGCTACGCTGTAAGACAGGCGGGCTTTAGTGAGGTCGTGAACGTTCTTTGGTACGTTCTTCTTGACCCCGTAGTTAAACAGCTTATTTGCGCCGAGCAGGTAGCTGCCACCGTAAATGACCTCAACCTCCATCTTGTAAGGCTTCCTGTCGTACACCGACTCCGCAGCTGGCTTATAGCTAGAACCCTTGTAGTAAAAGCCAACGTTACCGAACCGAGACTCCTTGCTCTCATAGTACACGCAGTCTACTGTGACGAACTCAAAGTCCAACACCTCTACGAGGTAGTCGTCATATCCGTACCTAAGAGAACCAGATACCTTATCAAAGCTCTTAGAAGTAAACTTAGAGTTGTCGTTAAATGACTTTGCTTTAGCCTTCTCAGCAATCTCCTCGTATTCCTTCTCTGTGAACTCATCGCCCGCAACCCTCTTGAGTTCAGCTATGCTGATGTGCTTTACGTGACCAGCATATACGAGGTCACCCATATTCGGGTCCTCCGTGTAGCTATGAACAAACTTAGCAGGGTCTACATAGTCTACCTTAATTCCGTAATTGGGGTCGTTGGTTCTTTTAGCCACACCCATACCGCATACCACCAGGTCCTCAACACACCGTCTGTATACAGAGTCGTCAAAGTCGTTCCAGTCCAGGGTTAGTGAAGTACCAATCTGAGCGGCTATCTCCGCATTGGTCTTGACGTTCTGGTCCATAAAGATTTCAGCCTCCTCGGTAGAGTCGGGTAGCTGTGATGGGTCAATCTCCGTCTGAAGCCCCATCGTCCTAGCCTCCGTGAGCAACTCCTTGTTTTCGATAGAGGACTCAATCAAAGCCTTCTTCTCATCCTTCTCCCCCTTAGATACAGGGTCGGTTGCCTCAACAGAAGGATATGGCTTTCGCGACAGAACCTTGTTTACTACGACCTTAACGAACTTAGGTACAATAGGTACTGGGCTCCAGTCTAGATTGAGGAGTGTGCCATCACCATTGTTCGGGTCAAGGGAGTTGAGAATCTGCTTGTATATTGCCGTGTCTTGAGTTCCGTTAGCGTAATCTCTGTTCTTTTCGAAATCTCTCAGACGCCCACCAGCAACGGAGCTAACGTCATCCATACTACCCCACTGACTCTCAATAGCCTTGGCGTATCTAGTTCCGTACTCCTTAGAAGCCTTCTCTTCTGGGGAGGCAAAAGGTTCTGGGAACTTACCGTAATTTTTTTTGCCTGAAATCATTGATTGCTATTTGGGCTCACGCAAATATAGCAATACTACGAATGACCGTTTATCGCATAGAGTATCGCCTAAAAAAGACCTTGTCTTCGAAGTTCGAGACCTTCTTCTTTTTCTTCACCTTTTGAGCAGCAAGCAGTGCTAGGCCCGCACTTATCGTCAAGTCAAACTTAGTTCTGTTGTCAATCTTAAAGCCGACCCAGTCCTCTAGCGTCCTGTTGAAATACATGCTCCCAATATTACCATCCTCGTCCAGCCCTACGTGGTTGTGGATGTAATCCTCAATAGCCTGAGCGTGAGCGTGTATGACGTCTTGAGAGTTAGATGGGATACCTTTTGTCTTGACGTTTGACGATGAGCTATTATTCCTAAGATGCTCAGGTCTATCCATCACATACCCGTCGTAACCCCTTGACTCAAAGTATCTTACGATTCCGTACTTGTTGTTCTCTATAAGCAGAGGGTACCCATAGAACACGGCAGCCATAAGCACATCCTCATAGAATATCTTAGCTAGGGGTGGGCGGCTGGCATACTCAGCAACAAACATATTGCCTGCACCGTTAAGGTTGAATTTATTGTACATATGGCAGGCTCCCTTAGAGCCCCGCGACACATCTACCGTAGCGTCAATGTCGTAGGAGTCAACACCCCCGCACCCCATGTCGGCATTAGGCGGGACCTTCTTACCCCTCTCCTCTACGATAACGCTTCTGTTGTTTATGTCGGGCATCCATGCAATATGCCACCTACCCTGTGAGCTCGGTTGAAACACGACCTTACTGTCCTGCACCCCGCCCGCCCAAACGAAGTTTCCTTTCACAATAGGGCTTGGATACATGTTGTCGTTGTGCTCTATCTGCTCGTATATCTTACCGATATTGAAGAGGCTGCCCTCTACAGAATCTCTAAACGCCTCATCGGTAGTAAACGGGAACTGACGTATGAATTCGTTGAGCTCTCTGGCGTCATGCTTCAATGCGTCGCGCTCGTTCTTAAGAAACCTCTTAGCACCGAACTGCATAAACTCCCCGTCCATAGCCTCTACTGGCTCATCAGTTTCTACGATAGGATTACCGTACTTATCAAAGAATCCCTCTAGGGCATCATATGCTGGGATAAATATGCGATATAGACCAGACACAGTTCTCCCATTAGCGTTGCGCTTGGATACATCAGAGTCATCCCACAACTGCTTGAACTGGGTGCCCCCCTTGTCCATAGGGTTTACGGTAGAGCCCACCAGAGCCTTACCGATAATCTTTCTACCTACAATAAGACACGTCCTCTCGATGCGCCATGCTTCGCGTATGTCTGTCGGCTTCTCCCATTTGCCTGCCTCGTCGAGGTAAAGCATGTGGAGCTTCTCACCGTCATATGCGTTGTTGGTGGTGTTCTTCCAGTTAATTACCGTATTGAGAGCCTCGCCCTTCTGCGCAGTCTTATTGTTCTTCGTGATTCTCTTAGACGGCTCGCGAAAAGCCAGCTCCATGCGTGGGTTAGTGGTACCATCCTGAATGGGTTTAAAGAAGAAGGGGTAATGCCTAAACATCTGAACCACCTTCTTCATGAATATATTTTCCTGGGCGTCCTTACCTGTCTTAGACTGGATACCCAAGAGCTTGTCTTTTATCTGCGTTGCTTCGTCGAGAAGCACTGAAGAGCAGATATTTGTGTAGCCACTACGCCTACACTTTGTGTACAGTTGCCCCATGCAACGAGGGTCGGCCTCGCAGGCCGCCATGTGTAAGAAGATGTCTCTCTGGAAAGCTAGATAGTCAGGGTATCCGACATCGAGCTTAGTCCACTGAAGCATCATGTAGTGCCTGCCCGTAATATATGTAGGAATACCTTTATTGAAAAACCAAAGGCCCTCACGCCTACGGCGAAACTCCTCTTCGATATATGGATGAAACTTCTCTCTAAACTCCCTTGGCATCTCTCCCCACTCATCCATAGACTTAATCCTAGACATCTCTGCTGGCACAGGTGCCCTTTCCCACAGCTGCATGTCGTCTGGCTTGCCATATCCGATAATTTCCTCTTCGGGAGGCTGAGCGGGAAGAAGAATGAATAGCCCCGCAAGTTCGACAGTTTCTCCTTTCGTACCGTTGGGGCAAATTGAAATAAGAACCTCCTCATCTTTTCTATATACAAGAGACATTATTTGCTGAACCGTTCTGCAAAGCCACTAGAGTAGTCCTTATCGGATTCTATTTCTCCGTTTTGTTTTAGGTCTTTAACCATCTGCTCTAGCCTTTGACGTTCTACAATAAGCTCCTTGCAGTCTACCGCTGTCTGCTTGATAGACTGGAGCTCTGCCTTACGAGCGCTGCCATTCACCTCAGGGTCCACAGGCTTTTTAATCTCCTCAATCATGTTATTGATTGCGATAGCCATAGACTCCATGAGGCGTGATGAAGCCTCAATCGTCGTGAACTTAACCTTCCTCGACATACAACAGGTTGTCTTCAGCCATCCTGTAAACGACGCTGCCGTCGTCTAGAGTCATCTTGTAATCGGCATCTTTCGTGAAGCCAACGATGTCGCCAGCCTTGACGCCCTGCTCTATCATATACTCTGTTGGTGCAATAACCTTAGCCACATCTCTGTCCTTGACGTTGATGCCCAACTGCTTAACTATACCTGATTCGGTTACGCTATCCTCCTTCTTAACTTCTGAAGGTTCTACAAAAATCCAGTTGCCCAGCATAACTATCTCGCCATCACTCTTGCGTCTGTAAGCAATAGCGTGAGGCTTCCAACCTCCGTAGCTGGCTACGTATAGGTTGTCGTAGATTCTGAGGTTATCCGTAGTGGTTACGTGATGGTGGAAGAACAGGGTGTCACCCTTCTTAGCTCCCGTATTGTGCCTGCTCGGTGGCGACTCTATCTCTCCGTAGCAGATACGGTTCTCAAATTCGTTCCACTTGGAGTCGAGGTAGATGGACTTATCGCCCAGCTCTACAGTGTCGTTGAAGGGTTTGTCCACCTTCACGACGAAGTGATTCAAAGCTTTCATTCAAAATTACAATCGTATTCAACTAAGACAGGTTGGTTCTCAACCGTTTTCCAAATATAGGTAGAATCCTTGTCTTCAATGAATACGTTGTATCTGCGAACGCTGTATTTAAATAGAGCTCTTTCGTCTTCAACTATGGCGGACACCTTTCCATTACCCGCCCTCATGCCCACGTAATAGGCCATCGCGTCCTTGGGGTTTGGCCCAACGACAATCTTTCTAATAAGGTTCATATCAATTTAAATATAGGAAGTCGAGGGGGTCGTCAGGGAGGGTCTTCATATAAGCCTCTACCTGAAGTTGAACGACTTCCTCAAGCTCGTTTGTGTCTTTTACGTTCCAGGTATACTTGACCTGCCACTCGTGAGTGTCCTCCTCAATCTCTTCGCACACACCTACGCAACCCATATACACGATGTTGCTAGACATGTTGTACTTCTGCACTATCTCTTCGATTTGCTCGAAGGCAGCGTCAATCTCTTCGAACATGGTTTTTTTAAGAATGTCGTCCATGTCCCTAATTTAATCATTATTAAACT